CCGCGCCCTAACGCCTCTTCTTTTCGTTTCTTCAACCCCGTTGTGCCTTCAAGCGTAATCTCGCGAATGATAATTCCGTTTTCTTCCGAGACAACAGAGTCATCTTCCGCCGGGGTAAGATTCACACTGAACGGTTCACTCAGCGTATACCGTTCCGGGTTAATGACCAGCGACTTTGTTATCAACGCTTTTCGCGGTTGCCGCACATCGATAACCTCGAAGACGAAGCCCTTTGTGAAAGGCTTCGTGATATCTCCAAGCAAAAGATTAACTAGAAAATCGCCAATGCCTAACGGGATCGCACCGACAATCGACCGTATAGGCGATGCACCTTTCAGGTTTTCACTCGCTATACTTGCAATCGGTGTTGCCATGTTTTTATTTTACTTTGTGATTTGACGATAAAACTTTTGTGCCCGGTGTTTCTTTCAAAGCCAACTTCGTCGCTTCAACTTGCGGTATTCCATCAAGCGGAATTGTTACCGGCACCCCTGTTAATGTAATCGTATGTGCCGGATCAAAATGAATATGCCCTGCTAGCCAGTCGACTAATTTATCACCTAAAACCAAACGTTCACTCGCACCTTCACCGAGATCGATATGCACCTCTTGCGTTATCGGATCTTGCCAAACTTCTAATGTGTCGACAAGCCCCATTTGTATCGTAAACCGTTCCGTGCTCTTCACGCGCACGCGCACTTGTCCGCCCGTAGGCATGGGAGCCTCTTCGACCTCTTCATTTGTCGCACCGATCGTATCGATCAGAACATCACCCGCGTCATTTATCCGAACTTCAACGCCACGATATCGAAGATACCTTTCATTCTGATAAGGCGTACCCCGCTCCGCGCCTTGCGTTATTTCTGACCAGCCCGATCCCTCTTTGACTAACCTATTCGTCTTCGCATGGGAAAGCGAGCCAGTTATTATCGGCATTTCAAGATCGCCTTCCATGAACTCAACGATAACTTGATCACCGTCTAAATCTTCAAGGTTCGGCGGAAGTTCCTGTAATGCTCCGCGCCTGGATACGCGTGTAAAACTAACCGTGCCTCCCCCGATAACTCTTTTTGCTGCTCGCGGAACCCATGGCTCCGCGTCATTGACGCCATGCCCGCGCTGCATGACCGGAACGCGAGGATAAAAAACACCACTCTTGAAAAGCACTACGTCGCACTCGACTTCATATTTACGCGTTGTATTCGGATTGAGTTGCGTTCTCGTTGCCGCATCCGTCGCGTACGTGTTCACCACAACTGCGCGGTATTTATACCCAGCAGTAACAGCACGCACAGATGTCCTAGCAGCCGGTCGCGCATTCATACCTGCTTTTATCGTACGACCAGTTACCGGATCTACAAGCGTTGTAAATCTATTCACCGTTTGCGTCCCTTTCGCACACGCGTTCTCGGTGCAACCGCAATTGCAAGATCATCTTCCGGTAAACGTGAACGTTCTAATTGTCGTTCTTCAGTCAATCGTGTTGGCAATCGCTTACCCGATTCGAGTTCTCTCTGCGTAAGCACACCAGCCTTTCTTCGACCTTTTATCGGAGTCACTAACGCTTGCGCATGTTCCGGAACTTGCTGATCGGGTAAATCTCCTGATCTAACTCGCGCGACATCATCATCTCTGTAAGTCAACTCTCCTCGCCTGATCGCAGTATTATTTTCTAATATTTTTCGTTGTTTCAAAAATATTCGTTCCGGAGTATCAATTTGCCCGACTGCCCTATCCATTTGCGGGCCGCTTCCAGTCGGAACTGCTTCGCCCGGTAAATCCATCTCTTGCACAAGCCCTACTGCCGCTTGCACAGCACTTTCTAATGCCTGCATTTCCCCACTCAATCCTTCGTAAACGATATCTAATAAAGGTTCATCGGCATATTCTCCGCGCGTTACATTCACTACCGATGAACCTGCACCCGGATAATTCCAACTATGCGTAACACCTTCGATATAATATGTGACTTCGCTCCCATCCATTCTGCCTTCCGTCAAACGATGCCCAATTCGCAAAAATGGAAAAATCTGATTCGTTGTTATCGTACCTGCTAGTTCATACGGAGATACAGCGTACCAGTCATGAATAAGTTGTAACCAGCGAGCCGAATGCAGCAAAAGATCCATGTTCTCGCGAAACGGTAAATATCGAGTCGCGTTTTGCCAGCGGCGCAATCCATGGTTACGAATTGACTCCATATTATAAATTGGAGCTGATCCCGGTGCGCCTTTGCCACGTTCAGCGGCATCCTGAATCATTTTTAATGTTCCTAGTCCGTTACCAAGCAAACCTTTCCCGTCGATAAGCCAGTAATTGAATCGACTTTCAGGCGCACCCTTTGAAACTTGCGCGCGATGAATTGCTGTCGGCGAAAGATAATAAGTTGGCAGTGAATCCCATTTGCGTTGACCGATATCAATACTCGGAAACGGTCGCTCGCGTAAAACTAATCGCGGAGTTATGGCATTATCTGCATAGCTTATATCCCAATCGAGTTCAGTGTATAGCTCATTCAAAAGACCATTCGAGAATTCTTCGATAAGTTGCCACAACCCTTGCCCTTGATAAGTTGCTGGTTGAAGCAGGGCTGGCTCGTAAATTGTACCTCGCAAATCTTCATCAAAATGTAATTCGAGTGCATCGAAGAAAAAACGGCCCCCAAGCGACTTCGGCCACCTCCATTGCTTATCAGCAACACCTTCATTGCCGAGCCACGCATTAATCAATGCTCTTACAACAACATCCGGGCTTCCATTCAACCCTTCTTTCATCGCGTCATAAATCGTTACTGCCGGTAAATCGCCCGAATGTTCGTGAATATTAATGAAGGTCTGCGACTTCAAAAAACATTTTTGAAAGTCCCGCCCGTTGATCTGATAAACTACGGAACGAGATCCATCGACTGCGCGATCTTTCGTTTCAGTGATCGTATCGATAACGCCAAGCATTACGTCATGAAATTCGCCATTTTTGATTACAGTAATCCGCACCCATACATCTTCTGGATCTCGCCAGAGACGCAACAAGTCAGCTCCGCTGTCAGACTTGATCGTTATCGTGAATGTGCCGGGATTACTACCGAAACGCTTAGTCGTGGTAAATCCGATAATTTTGAACGGCTGATTCTTTTTCAAATCCGGGTTTGCATCGACTACCCCATCAAAACCTTTATCGTCATCTGTGTGAAAGCTGACACGGACACGCGTACTGGCAAATTGCGCAAGACCATACCGTTCATCTCTGCCAGACTTTTTTCCACCAAGAAAATTAGCTGCGTCGGTTAAACTTTTCATGCATCTTGTCCCGACTCACTCTGATTCCAATTCGGCTTCGATACTAGGCCCGGTTGTTTTACGCTTGAGATAAGCAGGCGGCGGAGGTTCGCCGCCCCCGAAAAACTTATTCCAGAATCTTTCAAGTATCTCTACTATTTTTTCTAACGTTTTGCCCATGTCAGCTTCCATCGCTTCATAGGCTTCACCGGGCGTTTTCGGCACCCGCACTTTTTCAAAATACTCTTTCACGCCTTTATATGTCTCTAATCCTTCCTTTAATTTATCAGCCGCATATTTACCAATCTCCGCACCCGCTGGCGCGACTGCTTTTGCTAAAGCTATTTCAGCCGTTTCTACTTCTTTCATTGGCGCGTAAACACCCGCACCCGCACCGAGCCTTTGATTGATAAGCGCAGCCTCTTGTCTTGCTACCCCGCGAGATGCTTGCGTTGCGCGCCGCTCCGCGCCCAAAAAATCTGAAACATTTTTCCAATCAACTCCGCCAAGTTCTACACGCTCTTGCTCTGCCGTTTCTACCGCTTCTAATGCTTGTCGATAACTTAACTTACCTTGCATCATTTGCCGCAACGCCATCGCACGCGCTTCGGTGCTACCCCCCATTCGTGATAATCGCTGAATTACGTCTGGTAAAATTTGCATCTGCGCTTCGGGATCTTCAAGTGCCATCATTGCTTCGTACGGGCTACGCCCCTGCGCCATAGCAGTCTGCATGAACATCATCGCGCCAAAATCGGATCTCTCTGCCGCTCCGCGCATTACATCGCGCATACCTCCCGCTGCGCGCATACCCGCAACACCCCTGAACGTCTCCCCGTATCGAGACATACCCGCTGCAAACTCAGCTATCGATCTCGGCTGAATCAAAATACCTTCGGTGCGCAGCATCTCTGTTTGCCGAGCAACTTCATCGAACATCTTGGGAAAATCCTGTGCTCGCATACCCGATTCAATTGCTGCCCCCATCACATCTATTACTTGGTTTGTCGCTTCGGCAGCCGTCGCTTGTCGGCCAGCAATCCCTCCCGCACCGACAACACCCGCCATCTGCCCAGCTTGAATACCTGTTATCCTTTCTAACTCAAGCAGCATCGGCACTGCTTGTTGAACATCCGCGCCGCGCATTCCGAGTTGCTGCGCCAATGGCCCCATTCGTTGCGCTAATTCTGGCTTTGAAATTCCATACCGTTGCGCTCTCTGTGCCGCTTCCCCACTTATGCCAGCTATTCCCGCCATACCTCCCATTGGAGCAAGCGTTTTCCCATACGCACCATATTGACCGGCAAGCCGCCCCGCAGCCGATAACGCTGCTTCCATGTATGGGCCGACTACTGGTATCGCTCCGATTGCTCCCGCTACGGCTCCCTCCCCGCGCATCATCGCCGGGCCAGCCCCCATCATTCGCCGAATCTGCTGCGCACCGAGAAAGCCAACACCGGTTGCTGCCGCTTGCCCGAAAAAGCCCATCCCTCCTCTTCGTTCTTGTCCGCCTTGCCATCCACCACCCGCACCGCCACGTCCGCCCGGTGTAGTCGGTATCGGTGGCATTCCGGGCGGAGCACCGGGCGTTCCCGGTCGCGGCCCCGGTCGCATCGGTGGCGGGGGAATACCCGCTGCGCGAGCGCTTTCGGTGTTCATTCGCGTGATCTGAGCCGTAAGCTCTTCGATCGCGCGGCGGAACCGCATTATCGGTTCGATCTCTAGCGCCCGATGAATCGTCTCCCCAAGCCGACGTACTTCATGATCATCGACTCCGATCTCTACAGTAGTTCGATAACGATCATCGGGCATTAGAAAAATCTACTTCGATCAAACGGCTCTCTGTTCGAATTTGTTTCTTCCAGTTCGACTGCATCCCATTCGGGATCGCCAGTCAAGTGCGGTTTATCGGCAATCGCTTCGGCTTCCGGGCCAGTAACAACACGTACGTTCGACTTGAATGGTTTTGAAGGATCTAGACTTTCTGCCAGCGCTCTAACTTTATCACTCGCTTCTTTTATCCATTCTCTTTTCATACTGCGAACGGCTTCAACCATTGCGATCTGATCCCACGCCTCCTTTTCCGTCAATCTGCATAATCGTTCGTCGTTCGGGGGAAGATTGAACGTCTCCGACCATATCGCGCGAACCATTTTCGTCCGATCCCGGTTCAGCGCTTTTTTTCATTTCGCCCACCTCCACGGACGTACCGAGATATTTGCCGTGATATTCAACTGCTAACCGATAAAGTTTTAGAATCGGAGCACTATGATAAAGATCAATTCCGCGATTCGATTCTTTCCACCATACCGGATTTATTTCATCGTCTTTTATCGTAACGTGTAACCATGCGAATGCGTACGCGAGCGCTTGCGCAGTTGTATCCGGGCTAATAGCATTCTCGATATAGCGCGAGTAAACATTACCGATATCGACCATGTCTCCCAGCGTCGGTACATGATATCGAAATTTTCCGGCGTAGCGTTTTCCGTTCGGCGTTTCTACATCTATTTCTAATATGGTGACGGGTGATAGCTCTTCTTTTTTATCTTCTCCGGAAAAACGAGAAGCCGCTTCATCCGCCATCCGCTTACGGGATGCCGTTGTTTCCATCGTTATCGTCCTTTCGTTATGGGCGGTAGCCAACCGCCGATCAACTGGTTATTTCCGCTTCGTCTTCGATACGGATTGCGACGAATTCAACATCGGTCAACACGATTCCCCTCGCACCGATGTTATTCGTATAGCGGGCAGCCTTCACCCGTTCGATGTTCGATAACACCGTACCAGTCACCGAATCTTCCAGCGCGCCTGTCAGTTCTCCCGCTGTCAGTACGTCTTTCAGTTTCGGAAAGATCGCAATACCATCGCGATTCTTGATCGGCTTCGTCACCATCCGGACAAACTGCGCCGTGAAAGTGACACGATAAGCTGTCGGTACGTGTTCAGCTACTTCGAGCAAATCGAGCACTTCAACGGGGTCCATCTGGTACTCTTCCCCGATCACGCAGTTTGTCGCATACGCCACGGGCACGCCTTCCAGCAGAAGCCGCGTGCGCGCACCTGATATTACTCTACCTAGTTCCGGCATGACTTATCTCCTTACGCAGCCGCCGCCAGCGTGGGCGTCAAGTGAACGGTTATCGGAATGAAGTTGACGGGCAGTACCACCGACAACTCGACACTCATCGGAAATACATCCCCGACCTGTTCGATCTGCAAGGCGCGATGCGACACGATCTTCTCTTCGTCGACCAGTTGATTCAGAATGCCGCGCGCCAAGCTGTAAAGCGCACCCACTGTACCCGCAAGTCCGCGCGTACCGATCTTTCGCTCCATGCGGCTGCGCAGTTCGTATACGGCAGTGATAAGCGACTCGTTCGCACTTCGTTCGACGAATACAACGTTATCGTCTGCCAGATGCGTTGTGATCGAGCGCACCCATCGAATGCCGATCCCGTCGACTTTTTCCGCCGCCATCAATCCGCGATCGATAAGATCACTGATATCGTCTTCAATAGTCCACGATGGATCATTGCGAAGATCGGTTGCAAGTATCAACTTGTGCGTCAACGGTTCGGCGATAACCGATCCCGCCTGCATACCCGCTGCGATCGCTGCGAGCATGTGCGGGGGATACCATGTTGCTTGCCCCGTATCGTTATCGTAACGCTGAACCTCTTGCGACACTGCGGACAAATGCCGCGTGTTCAACGTCTGAATCTGGCTCTGAATATTGCTCCGCGTTTCGCCCGATCCATCTGCCTTGCCGATCCCGACATAGCCTTCGGCTTCGCTCTTGAGCACGCCATTCTTCGCGATCAGATGCGTCAACGCGAGAAAGTGAACAGCCGGATCACGCGTAAGTGGAACCAGAATATTGTAACGGCGTTTCTTCAACAGATCGAAAGCCTGCTGCCATTGCGTGATCGTTGTCGTGCCTTCACCGCCACCGACCAGATAAACCGGCGCAGTCGTATTCGCAGGCGGCAACGCTCCGCCAGTCGCCTTTGCACCATTTACATACGCCGATGAACTGGTCAGTTTATCGGCAACGTAAAATAGATCCGCGTAGAAGTCTGCCGCCGATCCGATAAGATTTTCGGCTGGTCGCGCAGGCGCAACGTTGTAATCGGCATCGACCATACGGAACGTTTGATAACTTCCGATGTTCGCATTCGCCGTAAAGCCCACCAGCGCATTCAACCGGTCGACCACCTTTGCGACCGTGGTGAAGCTCGCGTGCAACGTCTTCACCGCATCGATAGAAACGCTGATCGTTCGTGCCCCGGCAACGTCTCCCAGGCCCATGTAAGTAAGAGCAGCAAATTCTACTGCGCCCGTAACTGGCGTGGTTGCGCCCGTGGTCATGTCGAAGCGCTCCCCGATCATCACACCCGCTGCGCTCAACCCGACCAGAATGGCATCTACAGCCGTGTCAGAGTCGATTGACACCGTCGCAACGCCCGCCGCCGGGGTATTTGTCGTCGCAACCAGACCCCGCGTTAAAACGGCAGGAGCGAGCGTAAACAGCGTTGTAGTCACCGGAAAATCGGACACTGTCACTGTACCGACGCACGCGGCATCCAGCACACACCCGATCACCTTGGCGAACGATGTATTGCCCTGTACGTTCGTGGTGCCACTCAGAGCGATGTTCTCATAGATAAAATTATTCGATCCATCCAGACCGAAAACGAGAAGCGTCTGCGAGTTATCGCCCACTGCGCTCGATACAACATCCAGCACACCGGGGGCGGGAATGTCGGCCGCTCGCTCCGCCGACAAGCCAGCTTCCGCCTTTGTCGCTGCCGCCGTGAACGCACTGGCATCGATCGCACCCGTCATCGTATCGTAGCCATCTGCGCCTGGATCGTAGATAACATCGAACAACGAATCGCCGCCCGTGTCATCGAAGATTTCGGCAACGTCTTCGAAGACTACCGTGACCTTTTTGCCTTTCGTGGTTCCGTCGGCAACTTCGACATTCACCTGATTCTCGCGCAATCCGTAATCCTTCGACGTGATATCAAGCGCATCCGCAGCGTTATCGTCTGGAAGACTGATCCCGGCTTGCGTTGCCGGATTGACTTTCACTCCGATAACTTTGCTTGCGCCACCGGGAATTGCTTCATCGGCCGAAGGCTCGAAACAGAAAATACCAGCCGTGCGAAGATCACCGGCATGGTAGCGCTCTAAGATCTTCGACGGGCGAGTCGAGTCTGCCTCGCTCTCTTCGACCGTCAGCGGTTTGCCGCCTTCCGCTGTTCCGACTAGAGCGATAACTCCGACCGCTGCCGGGCTTTTCGTCGCAAGCGCAGACGCATCGATTTTCGATACGGCTTGCGGGACATTCAACCTTCTACCGTTGAAATAGATTGCTGTTGCCATGACGTTTTATCCTCTCGGCTGTTCTTTCCACTTACGGAACAGATCGAACCATTCGGAAGCGCTACGCTTCACCGTCCGTTGATTCCTGTGCTCACTGATAAAAGCACGCATCAACGGGTTAGCATTTCCTCGCCCCCAGACCTCGACGGTAATCAACCGTTCATCTTTTTTCGGCGGCTGCGGTTTCACTTCTTTATCTTTCGCCTGAGTCGATGCGGAAGTCAATGCCCTAGCGCGTCGACTTTGTTTTTTATCGCTAGATTTATCAGACACCTTTCACACCTCCGCGAATACCTGAGACTACAATATCGTCTGCCCAGATACCAGTAATACGAACACGCGCCGGATCAGGCCGCAGTATTTCGGGCACCGTGAACAAGCTCTTCAACGAAACACGGCAAACCCGCACAAACATATTTTCGGGAATGTACGTTTCTTCCGGGCCAAGCTCTGTTCCCGATAAACGCATCTCGACAACCCCGAAACCTTCAAGCACGTCATGCGCGCCAATCAAAATAGCCTTCGCGAATTGATAAAGATACGAGCACACGTCGGGATGTTCTGAATAGATATATACGCCGTACATCTGTTGAAACATTGAACCGTAATACGCTTGCGACTTATCGATCTTTTCGTCAGCACCCGTTTGACCGATTAGATAACCGAGTGCTTCGTCTTGCTCATCATCGGATTCAAGCACAACTGCATAACATGGGAACTTCGCACTCGATCTCGGATACCCCAAGTAAGTTTCGGGTGGGTACTTCTGAAAATTGTTCACATGCGAAGTTCGTTCCGATTCACTCATTATCGGATCGAGAAAATGAGAGAACAATCGCACAAGATCATCTCGATTGTCCGGATCGGATAACCTCGCAACCTCTGAGCGCAATAACGCAAGAATTACTCTTTCGGGAAGTACAAGCGGGTAACGCCCCGCATTTGCTTCCGGGTCAGTCGGAAACCTTGCGTCTTGCTCTTTGGCAACTGCTGTCCCGATATTACGTGGATCTTTTCTTCCCGACATGGCTCATACTCTGCGTGACGATAGCTGTCGCGATTTTGCGTACGTGCGTGCGTGTATCGCGCGCAAACCTACGCGCGCTTATACCTGGATGAAACCAATGCTCCGCCGCCCGTCCCGTTTCCGGATCTCGTTTGCCGCGAATAACGTTTTCCGATAAAACTCGAAACGTCGTGTAGCCTGTAGTCTGCGTTGCTTGCGCGAAAGTTTTTTCGTGCCGAATCATGCTAGTATAAATACTGGTAGCGTGCCAAGGCTTCACTTTATGTAGCAACAGTTCGCGAGCTTTTTGTTTCACACCCCGACTTTCCGGGCCAAGCCGTTCCCCATACCGAACCGTTCTAACTCCCGCAGTTCCCACTAGCGCCGGTCCCGGTCTGCTTATCGTTGCTTCTAATTGCTTTGCTGCATTATGAATAACTCTCGGCATCGGAATACCGACATTGCGCCCCGTTGTGCCCGGAGTACCATGTTGAAATGGCACGGTTAGATAACGATGCCCGGCTCTCGCTGTCTTCGCGCGTGGGCCTTCCAGCATGTACGTGCGCATATCTCCGCCGCGAAAGCCTCGCTCGATAAGATTCGGCAGAACACCGACCAGCGTTATCGTCGCTTTCTCTGTTCCGATATCCTCTTGAAGCCCTGCAACGTAATCACGCGATGTAGAGCGTAACTTCTGCAATGCCTGATTTTTCCAGAAGTGCATTGCGGACGCGCCAAGTCCTTTGATCATGCGCGCCTTATCGTCTTTCGTCGGCATACGACTAAGCAATTCGCTTACCACCTGCCCGACGGATATTTTTATCAAATCCGCCATTAACTACCTCCCGTCACCGGCAAGCGAACATTCGGGTCATCGTTCGCGAGAAAATCTAATTGCGCGCCTACCTGCAACGGCAACGGAGTTACCGTTTCTTTCGGCACTTTCGTTCCCCGCACATCTGATCGAATTGCATGTGGATGCGAAATAACCATATAGACGGGATGAAAATCGTAATGCAAAGAAACAAACTGATCATCACTGACCAGTTTCTTTCCCGGTGCTTTCCATTTAATCTGCCCGTGCTCGTTTACTTCGAGATGATAACCAATGTCCAACGCGACAATGTTATTGCTCGCGTCAATAATAAGTGCTTTCGTAAGGTTTTGTATTCTATATCTTGCTGTATCGATACCTGTCGGTAATTCGCTCCGCCGCCCGTGCCGATCACCCTTTTTGATGATCTCGTTGAAATTCATCATGTCATCGACGCATTCTAACGAGTCACGAAAACCAAGCCGATAATGATGCTCGACCGTCACTTGGCATTCACCGGCAACCCACATGCCGAACTTTTCATAAATGCGAGTATTCTTTTCGAAGCGCAGCATCAATGCGCGAATTTCCAGCGGGTCTACATAAATAAAACCCGAACCGTCGCAATTGCTGCAATCGAGTTTCTTTTGCCCCGTCACCGGATTCAAGCACGGGCAGATCATCGACTTGCGCCAAACAACCCGCTTGCCGTGTTGCTGAATCGTTCGTTCGAACTCTTCATCTCGAAAATCGCTGCGCGTCTTTTTGACATTCAGAGCCTTGTGCCGATCTTCCAGCGGATCGGTATCCCCCGCTGTCGGCGGAATCTTATTATCGAATCCCCGTTGCGATAAAGGCGTACCGGTTTCTCCCGGTGTCGGAGGCGTGTAATCTCTGTGCATTACGCGACAACCATCCTGATCCCTTTGTAATATCTGCGCAACATCGGGATTTGCTCTTTTATCTGCTTCTGATACTGGATTATACGCGCGCCGTATCCGCTATTCGTTGCCGAGCTTGTAGTTCCTATACTCTGCGATAATCCATCCATCGACAAGCTAATATTCGCAATGCCCGCACCCGCAATGAGATCACCGAACACGTTCAGCGGGCCGAACGATGCGAACATTCCGATAAGATCAACAATGTTCGCGGGAACTTTTCCCTCTTCGAAACCAGCCGTGTAATAAACCTGAAAGAGATGCGGAAGGTAATGCATTCCGTTGTAAACAGCGGGAAGAAACGTTCCGCCCTGCCCGATCAGAAACTCTGACAACGTACCTGCTGTCGGCACCGCTTGAATCTGGCCTTTCTCTTTGTTAATGCGAATCCATTCTGCGGGATAAACGATAACCGTTTGACCACTTGGATACTGAACCCGAAACTCTTCAACGCTGATCAGCGGATAGTTATCGAGTTGAAGAAAATTGAACGCTTCATACGCCGAACGGTGGTAGTCGTGATTGTCGATAAACGTTTGCGGTAAAATCGGTATATCGATTTGATGTTCGAACCAGCGAATCGCTTGCAGAATAAAATGCGCGAATGTCGCATCCGGCAATTCATTCCCTTCATCATCGGTGAGACTGACACCAAAAAAATACCGCGCCTTCAACTGCTCGACCGTAAGAAACTGCCGGATCATCAACCCTTCACCGAGCACAGCTACCGACGGTTGCGATAGCGAACCATCTTTCGTATTGCGATACCGGAACCGATACCAATAATTTTCATTGCCCGCGCGATCGAAAAAAATTATCGTCGGATTTTCCGGGTCCAGTAAAGGCCGCTCCGACGGAACTGTGATCTCGACATAGCTCAGTCCACCGTCAGTAGACCGTTCAACCACCATGCGATCGAAACCAGCCGCGACTACATCGGGCATATTTTCATCGCGCGCCGCCACTTTCACGACCGCACCGATTGCTTCGGTGTCAATCGACGGGACTGCATTTTCAGCAGCCGTGATCTGTAGCATGTTATCGGTCATAGATAATCTTCCAGTCCATCTCTGATCGGTTTCTTCTGCTCTAAATTTTTCATCGCCTTCGCCCGCACATATTTCCAACGCTCTCGGCTCTGCCGTTCACCCTTCACCCTATCCGCTGCTCTGTCGGCCAATCGTTCGGCTCGCTCTTCATAAAAACCGTTCTTTACGATAACAACCTCTCGTTTGATCTTAGGAATTTCTTTAATAACACGATGATGCTCTTTCACCACCACTTTTATCGGAACAGCCTCTTCATCTTTTTCGATAATAATTTTATGCGCAACAACATTTTCATCGTGTTGATCAATATCTGCTTTCGTCGCATTGATCGATAAAAAAGCAAACCAGCCCGAAACGAGAAAAATGATAAGCCCGGCAAGCGTACTGAAAATTGTAACCGCAGTTTTACCCGACATAGACATGCCAGTTTTATCGATATTCAAATACGTCATCTTTGCTTTGCTTCCGCGCGGCGGAGTCGAATCGTGAGCAGGGCCATTACCAGACGGATCATGCGCGGGCATATTTTTGCTCCTATTTTTTCCTCTCGAATTGATTTTATTCTATCACAAGCTATGGGCCTACCATTCCATCAACCGCAAAAAGAAACCATTTATTTGTTCCACTGATCGCTAAACCAATATTACCTGTTGTAATAACGCCAACAAGAAGGCCAGCTTTCGGTGGCGGCAATGGCAACTCACTTATTGAATTCACTACACGCTGAATGTGCACCGCACCGTCTAACTTCGCCGTACTCTCTGCCTCACGCGCCGCATCAACCGTTGCTTTTTCGGCTGCGCTCATCTCAACAAAGTTCCCGGCAACAACCTTGTGATGATAGAGAGGAATATCGGCAACTAGAATCGTTCCTTCATTCAAATCGACTTGCGATTGAGTCAACGGATCGATCTCGCTAGTAAAGTCGCAGTAACCATACTGCATTACTGCACCCGTTGCTGTTTGCGTAACTGCTTTCCGTGACATTGTAACCTCAAATAATGTCGATAAAACCTTCTACCCAGATATACACATCTACAAACGCATCTGTCGATTCATATTCGATTATCTGGCTACTACTCGTCGGTTGCCTCCAAACAGAGTTGGAACTTGAAAACTCCGAAGAGTTCGTTCCCGCGAACTGCATCGTCACCGGGTTCGATATGGAAGTATTATCTGGCCTTATGCTTACATGCCCACCTGGCGCATCAGTTCCGTAAAACATTACCCTGATAAGAGCTGTGGTAGAGGTAGGAGAAACAAAGCTGGACAAGTCTACGTTTGTCCAAGAAGTAGCACCACCGTTTGTCAAAACCTCCAAAACGTTTTCCGAAACTTGATCATAAATGTATTCCCGCGCCCTACCTTCGCTAACGATCTGAGTGAAAAGCAAAAAGTTCGAACCATAATTCCGCACCACCCCCACGCGACGTTTCTTCGTATAACCGCTTGGCAAAGTAGGCGAAGTCATGGAAGCCGAAAGCAACGATGCCGCTGTACCGGTGCCCGAATTCCAAATTATCCAAACGGAATACCATGTATCACTGGCCTCGCTTCCCGTATCAAGGCCATTAGCCCCCGACGTAGCTATGTTCGCTGTCAACGTTCCAGTCGAAACGATATCTGTAGTATTATCGTCACTTCGACAACGCCCAATAGCAATACTAACCTGCGAAGCTGAAACGTAAGAAACTTTCAGCCCATCAACATAACCTGCCGGAAGCGCTGCGGCACCCGCCGGTAATGAACCGACCGTCGTATATTTTTTTGCCCACGATGCCGCACTATCTTCGATTAAAAGACGATCGGCGCTTACCGGCGATCCTTTGCTCGATAAGCCGCTGAACTGATCGGCGCGCGTGCGGGAAATTAAATCGTTTAACTTCTGCGCGGTAGTAACAACAAGATCGCGCAGCGTGAGATTATTCGACCCGTCCCGCTCTAAATAAACTTCACTGGCTTTCTTCCCGATAGAAAACCGAGAACGGAACGTGCCATCGAGATTTCCAAAAATACCCATTGTTCACCGTGCGCTGTAAAGCGATATCGGGAAGGGAGCGAAACTTCCCGAATCGGTGTTATCGTAATCACGCGAGCGAGTAAGAAATCTCCAATTCAGCTGTACCCTGCGTCGGCGTGCCACCGATCGTCACGGTAGCGGTAACCTGTGTACCCGAACCATACAACCACGCAACGTTCGTTTCGTATAACGCGACTACCGTTAAATCATTTTCCGCTTCGGTCATGTGCCGATCATCATCGGCAGCGTCACCTACTTTCACAACCGGCGTAGTACCGTCGAACAACTGTGTAACGTTCAGTTTGACGTTCCTAACCTTTGCGCCTGCCGGAAGTGCCGTGCCAATATTATTAACGCCCGTATCGGTGTAATCGAAACTGAGCCGTTCCGTCTTGATAGTTTTGGTGGCAGCAGCAGTAGGCCCGATATCATCCCATTCAGTATTATCGCCATCCCAGATATAGATATGATCGGCAGCATACTCCTGATTACCACCGAGCAAGTCTTGCGTAACGTGAATCGATTGCCCGTTGACCGGAACTTTCTCGACCCATTGACCACCTTTTCGGTAGTACAGATATTGTTCTGTGAACGTTCCGCCTGCCGTCGTGCAAATATATAAAACGCCATCACCGGGCGTAGGCGGCGATCCACCATCAATCTGCCCGGTAACAGGCGCACCCGCGCGTGTATCGACGTATTCTTTCGTTGCAAAAGAATCGGGATCGGTCGGAGCCGCACCCCTAAATTCTTCCAGCGTTGACCCGTCGCTCTGAGTCGACTTGATTACTCCTGTGTCGACAACGAGCCGGGGGCCACCCTTTCCGAATTGAACATCATTCGCAACGCCTTTTTGTCCGTAGTCTTTATGTGACATTTATCCGCTCCCTTTTATGCCGCTATAGGCAATGCAAACTTTCGATACACTAACTTCGGGTTTTCCCCGACCGATGCGGTTACGATAGTAACCCGCAAATCATTTCCCGAAATCGTTGCGCCGAACGTCACGCTCACGATCTCATCGCCGATTTCGTAATAATAATCTTCATCGATAGTCGGAACAGTTCCGTCATGCGATAAAGTAAGCAAGCCATTTCGTTGCCGCCCCGATATCGGCAACTGAAACGAATAGTCTACTAAAACTACTTTATCGAGAGTTTTATCCCCCACCACCATATAATCTGAATTATTATCGAGCAAATCTTTTTGCTGAAGACTACCGGCTGCTCCCGTTATCGCCTGCCATACGATCGGACTATGATTGGCAAGCACAAATTCAGCGTATGTATCTAATTGAAGAGCAACTGCCGGATTCAAGCTCCCCCCGGCAATCGACTCCGTCGCCAAGTAAGGCCCGGTGTCAGCAAGCCGCGCCGCGCTATTGGCAAACGTCGCGCGGTATTGCCCGTGAACATTGATACCAGATAGTAGGCGATGGCGGCTCATGGCGGAATCGGTTCGATATGCTCAACTACTACGTGAAAATCCTCTGAAAAAATAAGACCGTAATCTTCATCTACCAAAAGCAAGATCTGAACAAGATCGATTAACTCTTCTACGTCTATTCCACCTCCCGTGTCTTCACCGTCACCGACTAACGCTCTCGATAAAATCGGCACTAAACTCTCCGCGAGATTTCCGTGATATACAGGATACCACTACCACTCGCCATTATGGCAGCAATTTGATCGTTATCACCTTTGCGGACGTTTAATTCGAGCGCAACGATTCGTCCCGGTGTCATCGGAAAGTAAGGCGGGGCTGCCGACACCGACAACGCCTTACCTCTTTCGAACTTACCGGTAGCAATCCAGATCGTTGACGTGCGAGGAGATAAATATCCTAAATGCAGAATATGGCGAACGGGCAATAACGCGCCGTCATCATCGAGCAGTTGCGCCGCTACAGTCGAACAAGCTATTGCCCGTGTTCGCCCAAGATTCGCAGCGTAAAACGCTAACGCATCATCTCCTCGCTGCGCATCTCCCATCGCATCAATTCTTCCCGCGCGAAACCTTTGTTATCGTAACGTCACACGTATCCGAGTCTGCGATAAAGCTCAATCCATCCAACTTATCGCGAACCATCACAAAGAAAAAAGGGCGCGGCGCGACATTCACTTCAACCGGCATCGACGGATCGGCTTTCGTTGCAGCAACCGATGCGTGCGGTCCCTGTCGACACCATACTTTCGCTACCGCGCCAGTCAGCGTATGAAACTGAATACGATAACGACCATTCTCAAGTGGTGCGGCGTTTTTGACTGCCGCTGCCGCTCCCGCTGTCAGCGTTGTAGAGATGCCTATCGCTTCCCCATACCAGTTGCGTAAATCGTCAGCGTTCGCCGACATGGCTATCCCTCACTTTCACCATACAACTTTTTATCGAGGTATGCGCGAAGATCGTCGACCTTCCCCTTTTTGAGTTCAGCCGATAATTCGATGCCGTACTCTGACGCAACATCGATAAGCTGCGCTTTCGTCATGCTGGTAAGATCCGGGCCTTCATCATCGGCTTCGCTATCCGCTTCCGATTCCAACTCCGGTTCTGCCGTCGGTACATCCGCCATCGGCTCTGCTGCCGGTGCCGGGGTAGTCGGCGCAGGCGCAGGCGCAGGCGATACAAGCGAAGGCGGTTGCGGAGTCGTAGGAGCCGCCGTAACAGGCGGGGGCGGTTGATGGATAGGCGGCACCCCTTCCCCCCGAAGCCGACGTAGCTCTCTCAGAGCCGCTACGGGATCGATCTCTTCGAGTTTCTTCGGTGGCTTATCGGTTTTCGACCAGCCGGGCGTTTCACACAGAACCGCACCGATGTTATCGGGAACTTCGAAGATCCCTTCGTCATCCCCTCTCGGAACCAAACCCCCCGGCAATACCAATTCGCTATTTGCGAGATTTTTATTCTGGATAAACATTTTTCGTCCTTTCTAGTGCTAGATAAAAAGTCGGGCGAGCGAGCCGATCGCCCACTCGCCCGACTATAGCACTATCGAATCCGAAAAGGCTACAGGCTACCAGCCGCCCTTCCGATATTCTTCACGACGATGTTCTTAGCAGGAGTGTAGAGCTTGATCCCGCCGTAGAGCACCTGCGCCCATCTGATCGATGTATCCACCGCAGCAAGGGGCAGACGAGTCATAGGTAATAGCTGCGCCCATGAGAACGACCGCTGGTTCTGCATGAGAACGAAGCCCTGACTCGTTCCGGGGATATCGGCATTCGTATCGGTGATAACCTGAGTCGCTGCCGTACGCGCAACGCGAGTCATCAACCGAGCCGTACCGGCCGCTCCGCCCGGAGTCGTACGATAGATCTCGTAAAACGTGGTGCCCTGCCCGTTATCCTGAACGGTGAACGTCACCTGTTGCCCAGCAGTGAGCGCTACGCCAGCGGTAACCACCGGAGTCGACAGACCGTAACGGTTGCCCGCAACGACCTGATAGATGTAGGTGCCCGCATCCGCCGTAGTGAACTGGCTTCCCGTACCGCCCGCTGCCGGTGCCACGCTTATCGACGGCTGCAACGGACGCTTCTCGGGCTTGCCGAGTCCGCTTGCCGGTACTTCCGGTCCCGGCTGAATGAAGACGTGATCGTGCATGTTGATCCGCCCGTGCTGCCCCTGGAATGCGGTAATCGTCGCACCGAGCACACCCGGAGCAGGCGCGTATGCGAATCGCTGCCTGTCGTATACCTGCTTCGCAAGATCCGCGAACACGCCGGTCGCGAAGTACGCATCGGTCGCCATGCCGAAGTTATCGCGAATCTGCAAGAGCATGTCGTTCAGTAGCTCTTCGGTCAACGCTCCGCCACGAAGGTCGATAACGTTGTTCGGAGCACCGTCCGCGATCAACTTGAAGAGTCCGTCGAACTGTTCGGGAATGAGAGTAGAGTCGCCGAAGAAAAGAGCATTCTCCAGGTTCTTAAGCAACTCCATGGTCTTGTTCATGGTTTCCAGCGCGATCACGTTACCGGTCGAAGACCTGATAACATTCGCGACGTGCGTGACCCGCCCGACCACACCGAGATACTTGATCAGCATGGTCACACGCTGATAGGTGCTGTCCTCTTCTTCGGGGAGATCACCCTCGGTCATGAATCCGAGATTGAACCTCCGAGTCCCGCCCTGCCCGTACGAGAGCAAACGGTTGAATTCCTCGACGGTATTTGTCGCCGGGATTTTCGGGATGGTTTTGAACAGCTTAATCTCGTCCATCTCGAAGGTCAGATTCTTCATCGTCGCTTCGAGACTTTCGACGCGCAGCGGGAAGCCTACGCCCGGAGCTACGCCCGGATCGTTGACATCCTGCCCCGCATATAGGGCTTTACGCAGATCGGCAACTTCATCGGGAGTCGACTGCCCGAACCCGGTGTAGTCCCGGTAGTCCTGCGCGCTTACGAATGCTCCTAACATTTTTTTATCTCCTTTTTCTTTCTGTCAGAGTTACGTGCGCGCAGCATCTACCGATACTGGCGTGCCTCTTGCGCGAGAGTAGGGTTCTGCGTCAGAAAACTCTCTGCCGCATCGATAACCGCTTGATCGACCATCCCGCCACCTTCGAGCAGGTAGACCGCTTCGCTGGTCTTGAGTGAGCCGATATTCTTTATCGACTTTTCGAGGTTCATGTAGCTGAGAGTCGAAAGCAACTCGCTCTTCGTGAGCGCTCCGCCTTCGGGTCGCAGCGGGGGGCCACCGGCTTCGCCGGGCATCGACTTCGACATCGCTTCCGCACCCGCGCGCGTGGTTGCACCCTTTTGCGGGTTCGGCGTGCGTTCGACGATCTTCAGCCGTTTGCCGAGTTCGCTGATAATATGCTCCTGCGATTTGATCAGCGTACCCACTTGATGCATCGCTGCTGCCATGTGTCGATTGATCGTGCTTTGCTGCGCGTGACCGCTTTCGATGCTCTTGCGCAGCGCATCGATCTGGCTTGCGGTGTTCGTGGTCATCGCTTCCAGATAAGGCGACACATCGATCGCATCGGCGATATCCTTGTCTTCGCGGTACTGATCGAGCGACTTGATCATCGGCTCGCTGCCGCCGCCATCATCGCTCTTACCGAAGCCGGGATAACCCTGCATCGATCCGTTGTTCCGTTTCGCGTAGGCGTGCATGTCGGCGATAACATCCTGCATCTCGGCAGTCATCTCTTCTGTTTCCTCTTCCTCTTCCTCTTCGCCGTTTTTCTTGCCCGCCTGCTTGCCGACGAAATCGGAGAACGCTGCGATCGTGTCCGCATCGATTCCGACTTCACCCATCTTCGCGATCATCATGGAAGTAAGACCGCCTGCGTCGGAACTGGTCGCCCGTCCGCCGCCGACTTTCCCACGCTCATCGACGTGACCGGAATGTTCGATTCCGCTCCCGTCACCTTTGCTGATCAGATCGGTCGCGTCTGCCGCCTTCACTAGCTCATCCAGTGCTCGCGACATTCCCTCGACGGTGACGCTACCCTGATCGTTTCGATCCTGGTCGCCCATTATCTATGCCTCCATTTCATCGGCATCGCCATAATGACGCGCCGTGTAGTTGACGATGCGCTCCGCAAGAGAACGCGACACTTTCGGGTTTATCATCTGCAAAAGTCTTATCGCTGCCGACTTCGAGAGCTTCTTTTTCTTTTTCCTTTTCTTCCCCGACGAAACGCCTTCCAACGCTTCGCGAGTAATCGGCCCGGCATCGCCCGGCTCCGGTGACGCTGCACTCGGTCCCGGCCCGCCGTAACCGACTGCGAGCGACTTGGCGAGAATATCCAGCGACACATGCGTATTGACCGGGCAACGTGTTATCGCGACTTCGCGTACCGTCGCCTTGCGCACAACTTTCGGATTCTTATCGTCGCGTTCATCGATCGAACCTTCAACGGAAAATCCGAGCTTGCGCTTGCCGCTTTTCTTCAACGCCTGTGCGAGAGTCCAAAGATTGTCGGCCCGCGAAGATCCATCGAGCAGTTCCCCTTCGACATACCATCCCTTATGAAGCGGATTTGTCGGGTAAGGGCGAAGTTCTGCTGCTGTCGGATACCCTACTAAAGCATCCGTCGCTTTATCATGATTATCGTTGAACCAGCCCTTTTCAAGAAAAGGCCGAAAGTCCATCCCCTCTTGAATGATAATCTCTTGCTGACGATCTAAATGATCGGTCGAAACAAACCCGCCGATGAAACGACCGGTGCCACCATCGGGTCTAGCCTTTTCAAATGCATCGACCTCGAAATCAAATCGGAACTTTTTATCGAACTGTTCGGCAGTTTGCATGATAAAACAAAAGGGACGCGACCTTTCGGTGGCGTCCCTTCGTTACGGATACCCATTTCCGCAATCCGGACCTTGTTCAGATAATGAAGCGGGCGTAACTCCTATGTCAAGTCTTTTTCGGCTTTATCACTAAACGCGGAGAAATGCGGGCTTTTTCTAACCTAAAATTATCTATTTGACCGACCGTAATGCCTCCTCCGCAATTCGCGCAATTGAATTCCACACTCCGATTGCGATGCACAACGATAATCCGTGTGCGCGCTTTTATCCGATCTCCGGATTGCGATCGCTGAAAGACCGGCTTATTGCAATGCGGGCAAATCACGCGATTACGACTCCGAGCATACGCGCATATTGCTTATCGTTGTCGGAAAGCGAAACGCCGTGCGTAAGGCACGCGCGAAACGTAGCTTTCCACATTCGTTGAATATCCGATAAAACGTGCCGCTTGTTCAACTCGATCTCGTTGCTGCCGTCTTTCAGGAAAGCAAGGCAACGCCGCGCTACTTCTGCGTTCGGTATATCGCAAAAGTAGTCGACATCCATCGGCCCATCGAAGGGGAGCTTATCAGCCCCCCATGCATCTAGTACGCCGCGCATCACCATTTTGCTTCTCCTATCCCTTAATAATAAACTTCGGCTTCGGCGGAACTAAATGATCCCACCGCAACGCTTTGACGAAGTGCGCCGGAAACGACTTCATTATCTTCTCTTGCCCCGGAGTCTTTTTCAACTCAGTAGCGATACCGATATCATCGCGCAGATGATCGTGCATCATATCTAGTTCAACATTCGGATCTAGTAGCGAGAATCGCGCCATCGACGATGAAGCAGCGGCTACAAAATCGTACTGAGTTCGCGCCGGTAACGCGTGCTGGACGATTCGCATATACTCTTCATAGGGCACCATCTTCGCCCGCTGCTGCGCAAGCTGACTCTTCTCAGCATGAACCGGACTTTCCACCTGAAAGATAACATTACCTTCCGAATCGGTTTCGGGAACGCGCACCGTTCGGCCTTCGATCTTTATCTTTTTCATCACCGGCATGTCGACCGATGTAGTAAACCGCTTCGCTTCGACCAGCAATCGCCGCCCACGCATCATTTGCTTTTCAAAATTCGATAACCGATTGCGCAATATTTCATTCATGACATCCGAATCGGTAATCGCTGCCGGTGGAATATAATTATCGGGTCCACGCGGCTTCGTCGGATCAGGCGTAGCCCCTTCGGAATGCAACTTGTCACTGACCTCTTTGCGCAACGATTGAATCTTATTCATCGTCCGCTTTGCGAAGTACGCTTCCAACACCTGATCCGGTGCTCCGCCAGGTAGATCATGTAAACGCGCTTTATCTTCTGGCGGGAGTTCATCGATCGCACGATTGATAAGCTCCATGGCCGACGCTTCATTATGCGCGTGCGGATCTTGCCCCAGATCCTTTTCGAGCTTTTGAATCGATTTATCGATATTGTCGACAAGCGGCTTCAACTCTTTGCTGACGATTGGCGGAAGTAACCGAGCCGCACGCGCAATCCGTTGCCATTCATCCATCGGACTGAATAACGAATCGTACATCGCCATGTTTTTACAAGGCCAATTCAGCCCGACATTCGCCGCATCGCTGGCGACCATGACCTGCGTGTTATTGAAAACGTAAATCTGGTCGACCGTGCCGTGATCACCATTCGTGAGCGGTTGCCGATCGGTCCAGTAGTTATCGAGAATCTTTTTCAATTGCGCTTCGTACTTTGCCTGCTCTTTTCCTTTGCTACCCCGAATACGAACTTCGAGATCTTTCACTTCGGCTTTTTCTCGCAACGATAAATCTGACTCGTAAACGTAGCGCATTTCGGTAGTCGGGTTACCGCTCTCATCGGGTTTGCCCTTCACGCCCATGACTCGCATCGGCACTTCCAGCCCTAACGGCTTGCCCGTACGTTTATCGGTTTTCCCCGCACCGTTCATGAACTGTTCGGAAATCTTCTTTCGCTCTTCCCGACCCCAGCCTTCTTTTACTTCGCCGATAGCAGGCGGATTGCCCGTACCACCGTACAGCGTGCGCCATACGAACATCGACGTACCGGTATCTTGCCCGAATTGATCTTGCTTGCGCCGGAAAATTTCCGAGTTGATGTTTCTATTCCCTAGCGTTGCGCCTTTGCCCATATAGGTTACAAAATACTTTCGCGGGCGCTTCGCTTTATCTTCCGGGCTACTCACATTCGGGTGTCCGAGCGCTTCGTTGACATCCTGATAACCCATCGTGCGCATTTTCGCTTCCATCGTGCGCACCGATGCGCCAACACGATTGCCGAACATGACGAATTGCTCGCGATCGGGATCGAGAGAACCGGCTTTGCTATCGAGAGCATTCTTCATCCAGATTTCAAGCTCATCGCACTTCGCGTTATTGTTCGTGACTACCGCATCGAACATCTCTCGCTCTTCACGTCTCTCGGTCGACCGCTGAAGCGATTGCGCCTCTCGACCCTCTTTCGGTCCCTGAGTTGCCGCCTTTCTTTTCCCCGGAACCTTATCCTCTTCATCCTCTTCGTCTTCGGGCGGCGGCTCTTCATCCTCCCCTTCATCTTTGAATCGCCCGGTGAAATCCCAATCGTCTTCGGCGTAGTAAAGACCCATTGCTTTTTTGTTCGGATCTCTTATCGCTTTCCAGCCGACAGGAATTTCTTTTGTAACGTATTTACCAGTCGACGCATCGAAATGCTGATAAGTTAGCGGCTTAATTTCACCGCTTACTTCATCGAGCACGCCACGGCACGTCATCCCTTCCGGCCCATAATCGGGATTCGGAATCTTGCCGCCCGTCTTCAACCATGTGAATCCCGTAGGCGTTTTCCATTCGCCTTTCGACAACGCCTTCAACATCGAAGCATTTATCTTTTTGCCCGCGACCTTTTCGTAAGCAACTCCCATTATGTGATCGAAGTATTTGTAGAGCGCATCCAGATAACCTTGCTGAATGTGCCCCTTATCAACATCTTTCTGATTCGGCCAACGTCCGTTGAACTGACTCGGCTTCGTGCCAGTCAACATCTCATAACTCGGCAACTGAAATTCTTCTTTCGTCTTCGTTGTACCGACAGCCTTGCCTTTTCTATCGCGAACAACTTTCTCCGCTTCGTAAGTCGCGTATTCACGCTCATCCGGCCCTTTGAATGCCGGGCAGTTCGCTACACCGCGAGCATTGCTCACCTTTCGCCGCGCATCGTCACCCAGCAGCGCCCTTTCATCCAGACCGAGCGCAGAGCTTGTCGCCAATGCTTCGCGATCTTCATCGGTCAATGCCGCCATCGCCGCACGGTACATGCGAGCTTGCTGGCCTATCATGTGTGCGGGCGCGTTCTCATCGAGAAGCACCGTCGGCATCGACTTACCCTTGACCTCTGCGGTAGTCGCGACATCCATTATCGGTTGTAGAATCGCCGCCAGTTCCCCGACCTTCATCGGATCGATATCGGTCAGCGGAGCTTTCTTCGATCCGTACGCGCGCATTACCGACGACGGAATAAGCCACTTTTCGGCGAACTCACTCGGATTGCCGAGCCGTATCGCTCCGCCCGTAACGAGTTCGACCATACGCGGAACCATATCGAGCCGATTCGTTATCGGTGTTCCGGTCATGGCAACGAACATCTTCATGTCTTGCTGCCATCGTTCGACCGCATTCGATAACTGATTCTTCCGACCGACTCGATGCGCTTCGTCAACCACCATGCCATCGAATAGCCCGGTCAAACGCAAAGCCTCTTCATTGTCTCGGAAGTATTCGAACGGAACGATAACGTTTTGATTTGTATCGGTGAACGGATTCCAGAGGTTCGGCTTCGTCTTCAATTCCTCTTTCCAGAAATCGAGTATCCGCGCTTTGTATTTCGCGTCACTCTCTTTCGGAGTGCGCACCGGCAACTTCGGAATTTGCTGCGCCCCCGCCAACGAATCCGCGCCGATAAGAGTCGGCAATTCCGTGTGCCACTTTTTGAATTCCTGATACCAGTTCTCCGCCGTATTCAACGGGACAACGTTGATAACCTTTTTCTTCACCTGATTCGGATGCGGGTTGCCATCTTCATCGCGAAGATTGCGCATCATCTCCGCCGACATTATCGCCAGCGCAGTCTTACCCAATCCCATGAAGTGCGCGAACAGTTGCCGCCCGCCCGCCTTCGCCAGTTTCTTCAACCCGCGAAGTTGATGCTCTGCCGGGATTAAACCTTCACCCCCAGAGATCAGCCCTTTCAACAAACCATCGGGTCTGATAAAACCAGCGTCATCGACCAGATCCTTTTCCGATATAACGTCGGCTTTCTCCTGATACTCTTTCTTCAACCGCTCCATGCGCACCGCTTCATCGAGCATGGAAGTAACGCGACTATCCATCACAAAGCCGCCCAAATGCTCACGCATTCGCGGTAGCTGCGCTATATCGAGAGTAAGCTGCATCCCTCGCTGGTCGGGATCGGGTTCGGTTTCCTGAACACCCCGCACGCGCAGAATCTCTTCTTTGTTCACGCTACCGTCTTTCGGCAACAGAATTTTTATCACACCGCTGGTATTCGATGGACCGGAACCCGGTGCGACTTCATCGGCATACAGCAATACGTCATGTTCTAACGGCTGAACCAATCGACGCACACGTCCCGGCTTGCCGGGAATCTCCGCTTCGGTCAGCGGTGTGACTTCTTTCGGGTTGACAGCGACGATCGTTTTCGTCAGCCCCGCACCTTGGTTCGGTAAGACGTTGACTTCGAAAACTTCTTTACCCTCTTCATCCTTTCTGCGCCGATAAAATGTCGCCATCACGCGCCGCTTCGCTTTCGGGTCAATCACCCAAACAGTCGAACCGGGAACTATCGGCTTCTTTTTCGGCTTGCGCTCTCTCACTCGCTCAAGTTTGATCTCGTTATTCGAGCCAAGCAGTTCATCGACCCTTATCTCATCCTTGCCGAGCTTTTTCGCCCAATAGTCACCGACCACTTTCGGCGGGCCTACGCCATCCCATTCAAGCTGAATATGCCCGACCGCCTGCTCTCCGATATAATCACCCCCGCCCATGATGCTTACCCAGGTTCGACGCGGCGGATCTGCTTCTGCCGCTACCCGCATCAACTCTTGCAGATCGGCCGCGCTATTTATCATCTTTTTCGACGGGTTGATAAGCGCCGACACGATCGGGTCCATGATCTGCCCCTTGCCGAATTTGTGATTCGCTTCGAGCAGACTCTCAGCCGTCGTATTGAACATCTTCGCCAGATCATCGGGATCGGTCGGATCGCCCGGCTGCAACGCGTAGTTTTTCCAGACCGTTCGAAAATACCTTTCCCCCGTTTCGGGATCTTTCATGGGAATTTTCTGCGGTGCTTTTATCGTCTCACCCGCAGAGAATTCGGGAGTCTCGTTTACCCGAATGCGCGTAAACGATCCATCGGGATTCATTTGCTCGTACACGCGCACACCGAGCACCGGCTTTTGTTTGCCCGCGATCGGATCGTAATAGGTGCGCGTAGTACCATCCCGATTCTTCAGCACCCATCGCTGATCTGCCGCTTCTTTCACATTGCCGAATTTGAACGTGCCGCTCTTCGCCATGAACTCTTCGGGCGATATCTCGATCGGTGCCCATTGATGCCGCTTCAACGCCGGATTCTTTTTTCCCTTTTCCGCTTTCGCGACTCGCTGCCGTTCCTTTTCGAGAGTCGCATCTTTGAAGTTCGCACCAAGCGCAACGTACATTCGATAAGAAAGTTCGTGCGTCTCCGCCCCTTCACCGACTTTCTTCACGTACTCTGCGGGCGTTGATCCTTCACCCGCGATCTCCGCGTGCTTGATAACGTCTTCGTCATCTTGCCCCAGATAAAAATACGCTTGTCGCTCATCAAGCGGTCGCCCGTGCTCATCGTAAATTTCTTTTATCGCGCCTTGCCCCCGGAGCTTCGTAAACAACCCGCCTTCGTAACGCGGCAGCATCGTTTCGGGATCGATCGTCGCGGGCATCCTCTCCCAGCCCGGTTCGGACTCTTTATCGGGTGGACCGAAACGGATGTAGACGTGCCGCCCGTCTTTGTTGACGCTGTAAAACTGATCGTTCTCGGAATAGTATGTATGAAACTTTTTTGCCGGTTGCGTATTACGCAAATGATGCAACACCCTACTTGCCGGGGTCAGCGGTCGCTCGTTCCACCATGACAGATCTTCATCGGGCGTAGCTTCCATGGCAGCGCGTGTCGGCAACTCGGTAATCACGTTCTCTCGCATCCAGTCGTATCGAGACGGACACGATAACGCGAGTTCTTTCGGGTGCGTGAGCGCGCAACTGAACGTCTCCGCGAAATCCTCTTTCCAGTTCTTATTCGCGTATTCCGTGATGCGGTTATTGCTCTCGGTTTGACTGAGATTCTGCCAGCTTCTTATCACTTCTTTCTGCGTATGCTCTAACACCCGATGAACGTGATGCGCGAATTCATGGCACGTTACCGCTTCTGTCCAAGTGAGCGCTTTGCCGTAGCGAGCTTCACCGAGCGGAGTGCGAATCGAGCCTTCCCCGATAACTGTTGCGCCGGTCAACGGATCGACGTACGCCGCAACACCCGGATTCGTTTTGAGGTAAGTATCTTCATCGACGTTCGATAGATCAAACGACGTGATCGCTGTTTTCCCGCCAACATCTACAATCAGTTCCTTCAGATGATCGGGAATCAATTCCAGTCCCTTCATCACCCGCGCATTCGGCGAACGCGAACCTTCCCCCGTCTGCGCCTCTTTCTGAATGTACGGTTCGTGGTGCCTTTCCGCCCATCCCGCACGCATACTGACTTTGAGCGGTAGATCTTCGACGCTTTTTCCCTTCCAACCGAAAAGCGATTTTATCGCCTTCACAGTCGCTTCGACCGCGAGCTTCGCTTTGCCTTTCAAGTTTTCATGAATCTCTTTCTGTTCCTGAATCAGCTTGTGCTCGTGTTTATCGTGCGGGTCATGCTGTGACTTTCCCTCTTGCTTGCTCTTCTCATCGGCATACCAGTAACGCCAGCGCAGCTTGCCACCGCTGAAATAGAATTCACGTTTGATGTATTTATGCGCACCCGCGAGCGGACCTCGCATAAAGGCTTTTTCTAGCTCTGCATCGCGAGTGTTCTGCAACGCACGCTTGAGAGAAACAATGAATCGGGGCTGGTTATCGGTAGTCATGACGGCATTCTCATAAAGGGTCGGGGTATCTGATAAACCGCCGAGCTAAAGTGATCGAGCGAACCGGGTTCAAGAGTGATCTGCGAATCGTACAGTATCCCCTTTTCATCCTGCCCCCCGCCCAGACGAATCAGAGGCGATTGAAAATGCTCGTAAATCGCACGCCGCTCCGCATCGTTCGGGCCATTCTCCGGATCTTCGTTTTTTATCAACGGCACTTTGTTCGCTTCATCCCATTCGACATCGAATGCGCGAACGAGCGGGCCGGTAACTGGTACACGACCTATTCGGTGCTTACTGATCGGCATAATCATCCTCTAGTTTTTTGAGAAACCGCAACCACCATACCGACTGCGTCAATTCCGACGGGGGCCATTCCCCGCGATAATACCTGCAAACAGGACAAGAGTACAACTCCGGAGCATCGCTATTGCACTCCGGGCAAAACCGAGCAAGCGAGCGAATATAACCGCGCCACCATTTCAAGCTCTTGATGATAGTTTTTATCATGTAGGCGGTCGCCAGTCTCTCAGCTTCACGAATTCATGGAAGTCGCAATTCTGGTTCGGGCAAACGAGCGATGGCGTCACCGTGCCGTCTTCCGCGATATCGTGATCGAGCGCAGCCTTGAAACCGCATTCGGGGCATTGGACGAAAACCAGTTCGCCGAAACGCGCCCACTTCAATTCTCTTTTATCTTCACTCAAAGCAAGCCCATCAATTCGAGAACGACTTCCCGATCCAACGTGGGAGCCAGTGCCGCCGGGTCATCGCTACCGAATACAAGTTTCGATAACAGCGGGTAATGCGCGATCATCTGGATAACTTCGATATCGGGCACCGATCCGAAAACCTCCGACTTGCGCAACCGCAAATCGGATAAGCTGTGAACGCGAATCTTCTGTTGCGCTCCGGTTACCGGATGCGTACGCGTAACGATAATTGCTGAGTGCGCCGCACCCTTCGGGATCTCGACCGGCAAAGGTTCGGCTGTTCGGAACCACTCGGCACTCGCTGGCGCAGTGCGCAACATGAACTCCGCCGCCAGCATTCTCGCTCGCTTGATTCCGATAGTTTTTATCCTGTCATGCGCAGTCCGCATTGCAGCGGCTCTTTCCTGATCACCATCCCGTATCGCTACCTGTTCGGCTCGCTTCAAGATCTCTCGCTGTCGATGCCGCCATGCCTGAATCTCTACCCGCGTCAACGCTTTCGCCCGTGCCTTCAATGAGTCGTGCCAACGGAACCCGCGCTTCACCTCTTGTTCGGGAATCGCTCTCCCGATCGCACGCTCGATTATCCCCTTCGTCTCGGAACGCAGCACCCTCCGACGTAGCTCCGCCACCGCTCGCTCGAATACCACCGGCACCATCCGGCGCATCGCCCGTTCCGATAACGGACGCCATTCGTTCTGCGATAAAAATTCAATCGATATATTCTTCGCGATGTTCGCCGCCGACTCGGGTTCACCATCCAGCCCGATCATCTTTTTGATAATTTCGGACGCATCGGTCTTATAAGTTCGATAACCTTCGGTCCATTTGTAAGCTCGCATGTCTGCGAGAATGGGATCGAGATCGTGCCGCACGATTATCTTTTCGTGCTCCGACATGCCGACACCCGCGACACCGTGTCCTTCATACAATCCCATTCCGCGATCGAAAAAGTCGGTGCCCTCTTCTTTCGCCTGCCCGTCGATAAAAGCTCCCAGGTGCTCTGCCCATTCGACCTTGCCGGGTTGCTCTTTGCCTCGCTCTTTTATATCGCCCGCAACCAGATCGTACCGGCCCATCGGCAACGGCTGATTCTTTCCAGTGATCAGCCCTTCGTGAATATCCCGCTTGTGCAACTTCCAAACCTGTGCGGTCTGCTCCGCTGTCGGTTTATCGGTTTCGTAAATGCGAGCCGCTTCCGCGCGTGCCGCGATGAAGCCCCGGATCAACCGCGCGTGCCGCTTCGGCATTGCCATCCCACCCGCGAACTCGCGTGCCGCGTGCAACCGCGCCTCTTGATCAGATAAAAACTTCGCGTGCTTCGCGAACGAAACTCCGCCCGGATACTGATCGATGGCGTGCAACAGCCCTTCCATCGCCGCACTCTGCAAATCGGCTTCCGTCTCGCTGGTCTTCTCGATACCGAATGATTTTATCGTCTGCCGCGCGACCTTGCGGACCATCGGCGCGAACTCTTTTATCAACTTAACCTTGTCCGCATCGGGCATCGCCATCGCCCATCGCTCTTTGACGCGCGGAACACCGTCGGCATCTTCGGCGAAATATCGAATCATGCGGATCGGATACACGCCGCTCTCGACTTTCGATAAAGCGCTGCCTTTCTTCGCCGTACTTTCCGCGTAAGCCGGAATCGTCTTCTCGCTACCGGTCACCGGTCCCGTCTTCGGTCCCGTCGGTGCTTGCCCCGGATTCCATGTCGGCTTGTCGGCCGGTCGCCTTCGTGTCGGTGCCAGTCCGTGCTTGACTGGATAAACGCGTTCGTGCTGAATCAACGGATTATCGTCCGGATCATTCACGTTGCGTAGCCGCGCCCATCCAGGTTCGGCTTCGGCGTTGACAATCTGATAAAGCCTATGCTCCCGCCCCGCCATCTTGACCGGGTGTTTGCTCTTCGGGTCGACCCCTCCCTGAGTCCAGCCGACGATTGCCGTCTGCCCCGGCAATCGGACGAATTGCCAGTGCGCCGGATCTCGGTCGAACTCGCCCGCCGCGAACTCGGCTTCGGTAAACTCACGGGGTACAAATTTGCCCGGTTCCGTGCCCCGTGCGACTTTTCCTGGCCCCTGGCCTTCCGGATACCAGTAGTCGTACCCTTTCGCCGCCTTGCGCCGAAATCCACCCTTTTTACCGCCCGGAATCGGGTGCCAACCCGACCCCGGTGGACGCGCCCCCTTGAAGAGCAGATCCCGCCCGATCACAAGACGCCCGCTCTTGCCGAAACTGACACCGAACAGCAACGGCACCATGCCCGCCAGCGCACCCGCGAAAACACCGACCACACTGGACGCTGCTTTTATCCGCTTCTCGGTCTTCTCGCTGAGAAGCCCGCCAGCTTCCTCTTCACCCAGCCCGACTTTATCGAGTAAGCCTTCAAGCCTATCGCTCGCCGCTTGCCCGATGCTATCGCTCACGGCATTACCCAGACCCGCGACCGCAGCCGCACTGAATCCCATCGTCGCCAGCGCGGTATCGATTCCCGACCCTGCTAGATAAAGTAAAAAGTTATCGATGAAGCCAAACAGGAATGGCCCGGCCGCGCCTTTCAGCACTGCCCGTGCGACTGCCTTCGTCATGGATGGATTCGCAGTTTTATCGGCTTCGACCGCAAGATGCGTCAGGTCTTCGATCGCATCTTCAGTCGCTCCCATCGCTTCCCGCGTTGCGACTTGATAAGCGTACTCATCTTTGCGCAAGGATTCTGCGACCCGTTGCACAACCGACCGCTTCACCTCTTTGCGCTGGCGAAGTTCTTGCTGCAACCCTTCGGCTTTACCGATCAACTCCTGAATCCGTTTATCGTTTGCCGCCTTCGTCGCTCGCTCGCGAAGATTATCGTCGGCCCGTTGTCCGACCTGTCGCGCTACTTTATCAACCGACTCGCGAACGAAGTCCGCGCCGTAGGTTTTGACCGCTGCCTGTATCGTTTCTTCGAACGATTGCGGCTTGCCCGGTTCAAGCTCGATGGGAGTAGATAAATCAACATCACGCTTCTTTCGGCTCTGAACCTCTTTCAACCGCTTCTCAGCATCGGCAACCCGCGCTTCCGCCCTTTCGACCCGACCCTTCGCCCGATCGATCTGCCGCATCTTCACTTCGGCCTTTACGCCCCGACGCTCCGCCGCAATCTTTTTCTGCTGCGCTTTCTGATAACTCGCGAAGAGCTTTTCAGCTTCATCGAAAGTCGCTTGCCCCATCGGGTAACTCTTGCCGTCGATTTCGATCGCCCACTTCTTACCGTACTTTTGCAGCTTCACGCGCCCGCCATAGCCGGTATAGCTATCGCCCTCTTTCTTCCAACCCGGATCGCTTGTAGGTTCCGTCGCCTTTCTTCGGCCCCTCCCCTTCGCTTCGGCTTTGCCCTTCGCCCGCCCCTTGCGCTCGCGATACGGGATCTTGTGCTCCGGGTCCAGATACTTCCCGCCGCGCGGCCCGTAGTAGATCTGTTCGGCCGCTTTGCGTAGCTCCGCGATTGAGATAATCCGGGCGCTCTTTTCGATCGGCTTTATGCGGCCTTCCATGATCCCTTCGGCAACATCGAAAATAGCGCGCATGACACGTTTACGATTTTTATCGTTGTATGTTTTGTTGTCTTCCGCTGTCGCCCATATCTTCGAATTGCCCATCGCCCATTTATAAACGCTAGGCGGCTTCGCGTCCGGATTCTTTTCTTTCTCCGCTTCGTACTGCTGGTACATTTTCCGCAACCAGCCGACCGCTTCTTTATCGGTCAAGTCTCGACTGATCTCTTTTATCGAAGCGGTTACTTCGGTCGGGCGATTGCGATATTCTTTGTACGCTTCGGTGCCGCTCCCAATGGCTTTTGCCCCGCGCAAAATCTGGGGATCTTTTTGATGCGTCATTTCATGCGCGAGCTTCGACCGAATCTGCTGCGCAAGATCTTCTTTACGATGATAACCGACCGGAATATTCAAACGGATATACTGCAACTGCCGCTCTTCAAAGCTATCTTGAAGGTAGGCTCCGCTTACCCCTGCTGTTTCGCCAACGTAACGCGCAGTAACCGGTGCCCGCAACTTCATTCCGTTCGGTCGCCGCACCTCGACCCTACCGACGAAATCGCTATCTTCGTTCGCGGCCTTTTTCGGATCGATCATTCCGCGACCGTCTTTCGTCCATTTTATCTTAGCGAGAATTCGATTCACCGTTCGGTGAATATCCCGTTCGCTGATCTGTACTGCGCCCGTCCGACCTGTCGTACGCTTCGGCTCTTCGTATTCGTATTCCCATTCCCCCTTCGCGTTTTTCCATCGACGCTTGTACCTATGCGGCAACGCTTTGATAAAATAATTCGGCAGGCTCTTCTTTGCCGCTTCGGTGATCTTCGCCTTGCCGGGATCGAACACCGCGACCTCTTGATGGTGATAACCGACCGGTGAGTAGTCCAGAATTATTCCGTCGTATCCGCGTTTCTTCGCCGCATCCGATAGCGCCTTGCCGCTGAGTGTTTCGGGCAACCCCAGCGCTTCGCTCGCCAGCTTCGATTTGTCTGCCTCCCACTTTGGATAAGATATCCGCAACGGTTTTTTCAATCGAACCTGCGCCTTGATATGCGTCTTGTTGCTCCGCGAGATGTTCGGGTCGGTAGAGAAGTACGCTGCGTGCCCCAGATGCCCTTCATCCCGGTTCGTTCCGATCTTCGTTTTATCGAACTTGCGAAATGGCGCAGCATCGGTGCCATGATGTAGCTCCGCTTCGAACGCTCCGCTCTTCTGTTTCGTCCCGACCGGCACCGGCTCTTCGCGCG